TCAAATTACAGACACATTACCAAATCCAGACGTTATCTTTACACTGCTTACTGGAACAATTACAGTAACAGATGATATCACTGGAGCAGTTTAGTGACAGATGTAATATTATCTAATGATGACATTACAGTTTTAGGACCTCCAGAAACTGTAGAACTTTTAGTAGATATTGGTCCTACTGGACAAAGAGGAAGTAGATTTTTTGTTGGAGCAGGAGATCCAAACTCTCTCACGACAAGTGGTGCCATTTTTGGAGAAACAATAAATCTCTATGATATGTATATTAATTCTGCACCAGGAGCGGATTATGGATATATGTATCAGTATATATCTGAAACTGGTGGCAATACTTGGGTGCAGGTTTTAGAAATTTCTCCAACTCTTTATTCAAAAAAACACACAACTACTTTCACTTCTGGAGCAGCATCAATTACTGTTCCAATTGCAAATATTGTAACTGTCTCTGGTACACCACTTACAGCATCTAATTTTAATATTCATTACAGTATTGAGGGGGCTAATCCAGTTGCTTCTTCTATTGAGGTCCCCGCACTTGCTGGCGCTGGAACAAACCTTGTTATTAACCTAAAGGCCGTTAAGTCAGTAAGTGGAACATGGTCTAGTTTAACAGGAGAGGTAACGGTGCATCTTCTTATATCAGTAGTTATCTAATTATGGTATAATCTTGATGAGGTGAAAACATGGCAGCAGAATCAATAGGTACTTTAGTACCAACAAAAATTCCAGGTTTAGCAGACCAAGCAGATATTCAGGCTGCGCTAAGAGTATATCACTATGGCTCTTACACCTTTGATACTGCAGAAACTGTCGCTGCAAACCTAGTAAACCCTTCTATTGCATATACAATAAATAATCTTCAAACTCAAATTACTGCTCTTACTGGTGGAAGCGCCATACAAGCAACAAGTTTTAACGCTAAAGGAGATCTGTTTTCAGCATCAGCAAATGATACATTGTCTGTTTTATCTGTCGGTTCAAATGGAACAGTCCTAACAGCAAATAGTTCTACTGCTACAGGATTAGAGTGGGTATCTCCAGAAGTCACATTATCAAATTCTGTGACATTAAGTGGAAAAACCTTGACAGCCCCTAGGTTTGCAGATCTTGGCTTTATTGCAGATGCTAATGGAAATGAACTTCTCGTTATGGATACCGTAACTTCTGCGGTAAACGAAATTAAAGTTGCTAACGCTGCAACTGGAGGAAACCCTTCTTTAGCAGCCCAAGGAGGAGATACAGATATATCTCTAAATCTTGTTTCAAAAGGGGCTGGAACTGTTAAGGCAAATGGTCAAGATATAGCAAATACAGGGCTAGTTGAAGAAACTCAAATCTTAACAATTATGGGCGCATTATTATAAAAAATGGTGTATAATAACACTATAATCTACTTTAGGAGGTAGTAACTAATGGCTACACTAACAAAAGCACTTTTTAGAGGTGCCGCAACAACTAACACCGCAACAACACTTTACACAGTGCCATCATCAACAACAACTATTGTTACTGACATTGTTGTAACCAACACCGCAGGATCTGCGGGAACATTCACACTAGGTCTTGCTGGCACAAGCCTTGCAACAACAGTTGCAATTGCAGCAAATGACTCAACTGTGATTTCAATCAAGCAGGTGCTGGCAACAACCAACGTAATCACAGGTGGCGCATCAGCAACATCAATCAATTTCCATATTTCAGGAGTGGAGATTTCCTAATGCCATTTGTAGCAAAAATGCGTGATTCTGGTGGTATGAAGTCTTTAATGAGATATAACGATTTTAATGCGACAGAACCTACCCCTGCAACACAATTTCCTATTGATTTTCTAATCATAGGTGGTGGCGGTGGTGGAGGTAACTCTAACGGCGGCGGTGGCGGTGGCGGTGCTGGAGGATATCTAAGTTCAAATGGTGCTTCAGGCGGAGGCACAACAGAGTTGCAAGCAACTATGGGAGTTGTGGGAACTTCATATAACGTGACTGTTGGAGCAGGCGGAGGTGCACAAAGTGCTGGAGGTGGATCTAATTTTGGAACACTTTCAGTCAGCGGCGGAGGCGCTGGCGGTTCTGGTATAACTGTTTACGGTGGTCACACTGGCGCAGGCGGTGGTGGATCAGGTGGCGGCGGTGCAAACGGCGGTGGTGGTGCAGGAGGAACTGCAGGTCAAGGCTATAATGGTGGCTCAGGATCATTCGTGTATCAAGCCTATTCTTCTGCTGGTGGTGGCGGAGGCGCTGGCGGCAACGGTGGCAACGGCGGTGGTGCTAATCACATAAATGGTGCAGGTGGCCCAGGAGTTTCTTCAAGTATTACAGGAACAGCAGTCACCCGCGCTGGCGGTGGAGGAGGATTTAATTCTAATACCACAGGCGCAGGAGGTGCTGGACAAGGCAACGGTGGCGGTGGTGGCAACGGCGCACAGGGTACTGGCAATGGTGGTGGTGCTGGCCTAGTAATTTTAAGATATGAAAATACCCGAACAATATCAATCGGTGCAGGATTGACTTCTTCAACTGCTGATCTTGGCAGATTTAAGGTAGTTACCTTTACCGCTGGCACAGGAAATGTGAGTTGGACATAATGGCACATTACGCATTTTTAGATGAAAACAACATAGTCATTGAAGTCATTACTGGCATTGATGAAACAGAACTAATTGAAGGTATGGATACTGAAACTTGGTATGGCAATTTCCGTAATCAAAAATGTGTTCGCACATCCTATAATGGAAATATACGCGGAAGATTTGCGGGATTAGGCTATTCCTACAATGAAGAAGAAGATATTTTTGTAGCACCACAGCCGTTCCCATCGTGGACACGCAATGGTCCATTCTGGGAACCACCAATACCTATGCCTATTGCTACAGGTACTGAGTGTTACCACTGGTCTGAGAATGACCTTGAGTGGAAATTCTTACCAGGAGCATAAATACTACTCCTAAGCATTGAGTTAAAACTGCTTATTAATTTTAAATAAAATATCTCCAAGGAATAAAATCTAAGGGGATATTTTATTTTACACTTTACAAAATATTTAAGGTATGATAGACTTGTTTTATGAATAAAACATATCATTTTTTAGCGGGATTACCAAGAAGTGGAAACACTTTGCTATCAGCAATATTTAATCAAAATCCAGAAATATACAGCACCCCATTAAGTCCTCTACCTGCTTTGATGTGGGATTTAAAAACTTCTAATCACATCCAGCATGCAAAAAGAAATAAAGAAAATCAAGATAGATCACACAAAACACTTTGCTCTCTATTTGATACTTTTTATAGCGACGTAGACAAGCCTGTAATAATTGATAGAGAAAAGTCTTGGGGAACTCCAGCAAACCTTGGTATGATAAAAGAATATGTCACTAAAACTCCAAAAATAATTTTTACAGTGCGTGACATTTTAGAAATTATTTCTTCTTATATTTTTTTAAATGAAGATACAAATTATCTAACAAACGAACTTGTTGACAGTGGTATGTTTATTACTAACTATCGTTCACAAAAAGATTTATTGGCAGAGTACATTATGCTCCAAGGCAGCGAAATGGACAAGTCTTTGCTGTCTTTGGCTTCTGCATTTTACCCAGAGAACAAGGGAATATTTCATATAGTGGAATATAATGACTTGGTATTAAAGCCACAAGAAACCATGACTGGAATCTATAAGTTTTTAGGTATGCCTAATTATGAGCATAATTTTAATAAGATAGAAAAAGTAGAATCAGACGACGATGTTGCTTTAGGTCTACCAAAGAATTTACACGATATCAGAAAATCTATATCTAGGTCATCAACTTCTACTGATATTTTATCAGATTACATTAAGCATAAATATTCTAATATGGAATTTTGGAGAAAAGGCTCTTTGCTCAAGGTCAGAGGAAAAGACTTTTAGCATAAAAAAATACCCCTAGCATATAGACAAAGGGGTATTTTCTTTTAAGTATTATGAATATTTATGTGGAAATTTCTTTAACCATTTTTGTACAGGAGCAGTCTTAGCGTATTTCCAAGACTTCCAATCTGTACCACCCTTGGTCATGTGGAATGCAATTGTTGCATTTTTTACTGGGTTAAATAACTCAGCGTTAGCATTTAGGTCAAATTTTTCTCTACGATCAGGACCTAAGACTCCAATCATATTTATTTGGAATACCCCGTAAGAACTGTCACCAGTCTTAGCATTTCCATTAAATGCAAAAGGTCTTCCGTTTGACTCTGCCTTGGCCACAGCCCAAGCAGTCTTTAGACCCTTTCCAGTAAAGCCTACAGCCTTCAATAGTTGAACTAGGTCATAGTCTGTTAAAGACGAAGCATTTTCATACTTTGCCAAAACTGAAACTTTTTTTGGCTTAGAAACCAAAAAAACCGACTTAGGGTCGGCAGGGGTAATCTTAGACGTATTAATTAGTAAATTATTATCAGTTGTAGTTGTTAGTGCATTAGCAGAATTACTTACGGGTGCAAGTAGTCCTACTAAAGATAGGATTCCAATCCAAGCCATCTTGTCTCTTCTCATCAAATAAACCTCCTAGAAACAAAAGCACCAGTTGTCTGGTGTTACTTCCAAGTATAACATGTTTTTGCCCTAAAAGTCAAAGTTTTGATATTTTTTATTAAATTGTTATAAAACTCTGTGTATGAAGTGGTATAATGGTAAATACTATGGCTACGGGTTCAACAACAAATTACGATATTCCTTTTCCACTATCTAGTGATCCAGTAAATGTTCACGAAGATATTCAGTCATTGGCTGAAGCAATTGAGGCATTACTTACAACAGGTGCTTCTGCATACCACACTCTTGATATAACAAACAACAGTGGAGCATCTATTGCAAAAGGTGATCCAGTGTATATTTCTGGATATGGAACAAGCAAACCCACAGTTGCAAAAAGTGTTGCTACAAACCTTGCAACATTTCCTGTAATTGGATTAGCAGCAACTTCTATATCTAATAGTTCTGATGGAGTTATTATTTTGTCTGGAGTTTTCTCAAATATCAACACAAACTCTTATAACGTTGGAGATAAACTATATGTTGCTACCAGCGGAGGTTTAACAATAACACAGCCCACAACAGGCTCTGGAGTGGTGGCGGTAGTTTTAAAGAAAAATGCATCAAGTGGTATTATTCTTGTCGAGCAACCAAAAGGTAATGGAACTTGGGGATCACTGAAAGCAGGGTTATCATAATGGCAACTTATAGAGGTCAAGGTGCATCTAACTACGACATTGGTGAAGCACCACCATTTATTAACTGGACAATTGTAAAAGGCGATACAGCATCTTTTAGTGTTTATGTAACAGATGATGCTAAAGAGCCTTTAACTATTGATGACTGGGATATTGAGGTAGAGTTTAAAAGACCCACTACTCCAGTTGAGCCTCAAATAATTACAGATACTGCAAGCCTAATTCTTACAATTACACCAGAACAAGACCTAGATGATGCTGATGGTGAGTTTAAGGTTAATCTAACTGCAGCACAAACCGCACAACTAAGAACAAATGATATTTTTGATATTGAACTTCGTCTTCCACAGGACACACTTGTTTGGACAGTCGCTCAAGGGAAGATTACTCTCCTTGAGGATGTTACAAACTAATGGCAAAAGTTTTTATAAATAGCAATACCCCCGTTTTTACAAGAGTCGTTGAAAGAACATCTTTTCCAAATGTAGAAATTACCCAGCCAAATCGAGGGGTAAGTATAAACTCAGTACTTCCATTTAGAATAAGATTTACAGCAATACAGATACCAGCATCTATTGGCAATATCCCAGCAATCCCACTACAGGTTATTGGTTTCTCTAACTATATACTTTAAAATATGTGATATAATTCCAGTATGGCCAAATTATCAATTGCAAGCATTAAGTCTCTGTTTCAGACTGGAGACCGTCCAAGTCAAACAAACTATGAAGATTTGATTGACAGTACCTCTGCAAGATCAACAGATCTTGGTTCAGATGGCAATAATGAAGTTACAATCAACGGTATTGAGAACTCAACAATTTTTGATAACTTTTTGGCAAGTGAGTGGAGATCAGTAAAATATTTGATCTCAATTAAAAAAGTTTCTGGTGGCGCTAATAAATATTACGCTACAGAATTAACTATAGTCCCTGATGCTACAGATGTAAATGTCAGTGAATATGGAACGGTAGACAATGATGGGAATATTGGCACCATCTCCGTGTCTAGAGCAGGAGATACAGTTTCACTAACTGTAATTCCAGTGGGTGGATTGACCCCTATAACCTTGCGCTATTTGCGTATTGGTTTAAAGGCTTAACTAAGGAGATAAAATGGCAACAGTAACAAAAGATTTTAGAGTAAAAGCGGGACTGGTAGTTGAGGGATCAACAGCGACCGTTAATGGAAAGAATATTATCACAGCAGGTGTCGTTGACGCTAAAGGTGATTTGATTGTTGCTAGCGCAGACGATGCAGTTGCTCGTTTAGGCGTTGGAACAAACGGTCAAGTACTTACAGCAAATTCAGGTGCGACATACGGCGTTGAGTGGCAAGCACCCGCAGCAGTTGGTGTATTTGGTACAAGCATTGAGTTTGAAGGATCTACAGCAAATGATTTTGAAACAACACTTGCAGTAACTGACCCAACTGCAGATCGTACAATCACACTCCCAGATGCTTCTGGTACAGTAGCACTTACTTCAGATCTTACAACACACGCAAACCTTACAGAAGCACATGGAGCAACTGGTGCGGTAGTTGGTACAACTAACACACAGACACTTACCAACAAGACTTTAACATCACCAAAGGTCAATGAAGATGTTGCACTTCTAGCAACTTCAACAGAACTTAACATTCTTGATGGAGCAACACTTTCAACCACAGAACTTAACTATGTAGACGGTGTAACATCAGCAATTCAAACACAGTTAAATGATAAGGCTTCATCTGGAGACCTTACAACTCACACAGGTGCTTCAACAGGAGTACACGGTGTAACTGGTTCAGTAGTTGGAACATCAGACACACAGACACTTACAAATAAAACACTTACCTCTCCAGCAGTAGACGGAAATGGAATTGTTTTTGAAGGTGCTACAGCAAATGATTTTGAAACAACACTTACAGTTACAGACCCAACATCTGACAAGACTATCACTTTGCCAGATGCGACAGGTACTGTTGCTCTTACAAATAACAAGTTAGATGTTTTTGCTGCAACTACTTCAGCAGAACTTCGTACAGTAATCTCTGATGAGACTGGTACTGGCGGACTTGTATTTGCTGATACCCCAACACTTGTAACACCAAACATTGGTGCTGCAACTGGTACATCTTTGGTTCTTTCAGGGGACCTAACAGTTAATGGTACAACAACTACAATTAACTCAACAGAAATCACAGTTGATGACAAGAACCTTACACTTGGTTCAGTAGCAACACCAACAGATGCAGGTGCTGATGGTGGTGGTATTACTCTTAAGGGTGCTACAGATAAGACTCTTAACTGGGTAGATGCAACAGATTCATGGACCTCTTCAGAGCACTTTAATCTTGCTTCTGGCAAAGTATTAAAGATTGCTGGAACTCAGGTTCTATCAGCAACAGAGTACACAGGAAATGCTGCAACAGTAACAAATGGTGTTTATACAACAAGCAAGATTTCAGCACTTGCTGCAACATCATCTTCAGAACTTGCATCAGTTATTTCAGATGAAACAGGAACAGGCGCTCTAGTATTTGCTAATACGCCAACTCTTGTTACTCCAGAACTTGGTGCAGCAACAGGTACTAGCCTTGCTCTACCAGATGCCCTTGTTGGATCTGCAACAGCAACTGCTGGAACTTCAGCAACAACAATTGACACATTCTCAGCAACAACATATTCTGCTGCTAAGTATGTTGTTCAGATGAAAAAGTCTGGCAACATTGAAGTAATTGAAATTCTTGTTGCTGTAGATGGATCAGATAATGTTTACTTAACAGAGTATGCTAATGTACAAAGCAATGGCGAACTAGGAACAACAAATGCTGTTTATTCAGGTGGCAATGTTCTTCTTCAGGTTACCGCAGCCGCTGCAGATACTGCTGTTAAGGTAAGCAAGACCTATATTGAAGCATAATTAGAGACGGGAGTCAACTGTGACAACAACTAATAGAGACTTTAAGGTAAAGCATGGGCTAGATGTAGCCCAAGGCGGTACTTTTGGTGGAACTGTCACAGTTGCCACTCCTACTCAAAATACACATGCAACAACAAAGGCATATGTTGATTCTGTTGCATCCGCAGCAGGAGTAACTGTTGGTGCAACAGCCCCAGCGACTCCATCAAATGGAAATCTATGGCTTGATACATTAACAGAACGAGTTCATGTTTATTATGCATCTCAGTGGGTTGCTATTGCAACTCTTGAAGATGCAGAAACACTTCAAGACCATATTCACGATACATCAATTGATGGAACTGGGCTTATTGTAAGTACTTTCGTTAGTGGCGGGGCATACAACGAACCAGGATATCTTGTTAGTGCTGGATTATATAATACAGCATCTTGGGAAGAAACCTGGGTAGGCGGACAGGCAATAGATAATTTCAATTAAATTATCTGATATAATACTATAAGACACCACGAAAGAGGAGTTATAAATGGCAACAAGAATGCAACAGCGCAGAGGTACCGCTGCTCAGTGGACCGCTGCAGATCCAGTTTTAAATGCTGGTGAAATTGGATACGAAAGTGATACCAATAAGTTTAAAATTGGTGACGGCGAAAACCACTGGGACGACCTTAATTACTTTCTAGACGCAGTTGCTCTTGGTGGAAGCATCGATGACTATATTCCATTAACACAGAAAGATGCCGCATCTGGTGTTCCATCTCTTGATGTAAACAAAAATCTTATCGTTGCAGGAGCATCAATCATCGTTGAAGGTGCAACAGATAACACCAACGAGACAACTTTAACTGTTACGGACCCAACTCAAGATCGGACAATAACTTTTCCAGATGCTACAGGTACTGTTATTACAACTGGGAACCTTTCAGACATTACAAATATTGGAGTATTTACTTCAACAATTACAATGGAAGGTTCTACAGCAAATGACTTTGAACTTACAATTTCTGCAGGTGACCCTACTGCAGATCGTACAGTAACTTTCCCAGATGAAACTGGAACTGTTCAACTTAGAGTTGCAGATGTTTCAGACACTGAAATTGGATACCTTAATGGTGTTACTTCGGCAATTCAAACACAGATGGATGCTAAGGCACCACTTGCAGGACCAGCACTAACTGGAGATGCAACAGCAGTTAACTTAACAGTATCTGGAAACTTAACTGTAAATGGAACTACAACAAATATTAATTCAACCAACTTAGTTATTGAAGACAAAAATATTATTCTTGCAGACGTAGAAACTCCAACAGATACAACTGCTGATGGTGGCGGTATTACATTAAAAGGCGCAACAGACAAAACCTTTAACTGGGTAGACGCTACAGACGCTTGGACTTCATCCGAAGACATGAATCTATTAACTGGTAAGGTTTATGAGATTAACGGAACATCAGTTCTTTCAGGATCAACACTTGGTTCTGGAGTTACAGGATCTTCTCTCACATCTGTAGGAACAATTACCTCTGGTACATGGACTGGTACAGCAATTGCAATTGCAAATGGTGGAACTGGTCAAACAACTGCAATGACTGCAGCAACTGCACTTCTTCCATCACAAACATCTAACTCAGGCAAGTATCTTACAAATGATGGCTCAGGAACACTTTCTTGGGGTACTGTAACAGGATACTCAGCACCTACACTTGGTTCAACATCAATTGCTTCTGGTGCAACCGTTACAACAATTGAGGGACTAACATTAACAGCACCAACACTAACTGGAACAGTGACCGTATCAGGAGATATTAATATGACCGCCGCAGGTGGTCCAGGAAGCGTAAAAGACGAACTAACTCTTATGCTTATAGGTGCTCTGTAAAAAACAAAGCACTAACCTTAAAGTAAAGATTTACACGCTCTTATTGAGCGTGTTTTTCTTTTTAAACTTGTGCTATACTTAAGACTACTTCGCAAATTACGAAGTACTCATCTAATTTTACTTTGAAAGGTACATAATAAATGTCAGAAAGCGTATTCTCTTTTCGTCTATCAGAAGAATTTGTAAATAAATATCAAACCATTCCAGCACCATTTGGATTCTCAGATGCAGGATCTAACTCGTTGGGAGAGGTAACATTTATTCGTACATATTCTCGTGTTAAAGAAGACGGTACAAAGGAACGCTGGCATGAAGTATGTCGTCGTGTAATCGAGGGTATGTATTCAGTTCAGAAAAACCATGCTAAAGATAATCGCCTACCTTGGAATGATAACAAAGCGCAGAAGTCTGCTCAAGAAGCATTTCAGAGAATGTTTGAACTAAAGTGGACACCTCCAGGACGTGGCCTTTGGGCATTTGGAACCCCTATGACTATGGAGAAGCGCAACTCAGCATCTCTTCAAAATTGTGCCATGGTCTCTACTCGTGACATTGATCGTAATGATCCAGGTGCCCTTTTTGCTTGGGTAATGGATGCATTAATGTTGGGTATTGGTGTAGGGTTTGATACCCTTGGACAAGACAAGCAAATGTCTATTTATGCGCCAACAGAGCCAGCATCTACTTATGAAATCCCAGATACTCGTGAGGGATGGGTTGAGTCTGTTAGATTACTTATTAACTCATTCCTTCGTGCAAACCAACCTATTCAAGAGTTTACCTATGACCTTATCCGTCCTCTAGGTGCCCCTATTAAGGGCTTTGGAGGGGTTGCTAGCGGTCCAGAACCACTTATTGATCTCCATACACGCATTCGTAATGTAATAGGCTCTAGAGCGGGAGAAGCCTTTGATAGCCGTGCAATTGTAGATATTGTTAATCTAATTGGTACCTGTGTTGTTTCTGGAAATGTTCGTCGTTCTGCTACCCTTGCACTTGGCACACCAGAAGATGATGGCTTCATTAATCTTAAGAACCCAGAAGTATTCCCAGAAAGAAATTCATACGATCCAGAAAAACCAGGTTGGGCATGGATGAGTAATAATTCTATTTCTGCTGAAATTGGAACAAAGTATGAAGACTATGTAGATTTAATTGCAGACAACGGAGAGCCAGGTTTTATTTGGCTAGATGTTGCTCGTAGTTATGGCCGTCTTGCTGATGCACCTGATTATAAAGATGCTCGCATTATGGGCTTCAATCCTTGTGCGGAGCAGCCATTAGAATCATACGAACTTTGTACACTTGTAGAAGTGCACCTAAATCGTCATGAATCTAAGGAGGACTTCCTCAAGACATTGAAGTTTGCTTATCTTTATGGAAAGACTGTTACTTTGATGCCAACACATTGGCAGGTAACAAACGGTATTATGCAAAGAAACCGTCGTATTGGTACATCTCTTACTGGTATTGCTTCATTTGCAGATACTTACGGATTACCAACAACTCGTGAGTGGATGGATGAGGGATACAATACAATTCGTAAATATGATCATTCATACTCAGAGTGGCTTTGCGTTCGTGAATCTGTTCGTGTAACAACAGTTAAGCCATCAGGATCTGTATCACTTCTTTCTGGTGCTACCCCTGGAGTTCACTGGGGTCCAGGAGGAGAGTTCTATCTTCGTGCTATTCGCTTTGGAAATACTGACCCAATGCTTCATTTGTTTAAAGCGGCGGGATACAAAATTGAAGCAGATCTAGTATCAGCAAATACCTCAGTAGTATATTTCCCAGTAGCATCTGGACACAAACGTGCAGAGAAGCAGGTTAGCCTATTTGAGAAAATTGGTTTGGCAGCAACTGCTCAGAAGTACTGGTCAGACAATGGTGTTTCTGTAACACTTTCATTTGACAAGGAAGAAGAAAAGAAATTTGTTGCCCCAGCACTTAATATGTATGAGGGTCAATTAAAGGCAGTGTCATTTCTTCCAATGGGGAATAAGACCTATCCTCAGCAACCTTATACAGAAATATCAAGAGAAGAATATAACTCGTATGTAGGAAAAATTGCTAAGATTGATTGGTCTGCTATCTATGATGGTGTAGAAAATCTTGAGGCAGAAGGTGAAGCATATTGCTCAACTGATGCTTGCGAGATTAAGTTATATTAGTCTCTAGCCTGCTATAATAAGGGGATAGGAGAATTATGTCTAACCCATCAAATCTATATGCAGAAAAGATTTTCTCAGAACACCCACTGGCACTGTGGGCACTTGATGATAAGGCCGACTATGTAAGTCTAATTACAGAGGCTAAAAGAAATATAGAGTCTCAGTGGACTATAACAGGAGCAACTGTTAATACAGATCCTGGAAGTGGTGCAGTTGATCCTCCTTTTGAAGACAGTTTGTCAACAAGTATTCTTGGAACTGTACCCTCTGGCTCAACAGCAGAAATTAAGTTGGTTAGTCCAAACCTAAGCAATTTTTCTAATATGAATTCTGATCTTGGATCTTTTTCGGTTGGTTCATATTTTTATTCAAATAGTATTTATGTAGATTCAGTATCTATTGGCTTTCAGTATACGGATCCAGCAACGTCTACCGTTGTAGAACAACTAGAAACATTTGCTGATCCACTCTATAACAGATGGTCTTTTGTATCTTCTACTTTTTCTATTCCTGACAAAGTTGCAACATTTAGAATGGTGATTAAGATTTCTACAATTGCTGGAGGAGCATCATCATCTGATTATGAATTTTATACAAATGGAATTAGCGCTGGGCAGTGGGCCGAAGAATTTCACGCTACATCTTTAGGAACATCGGTATCGGCATTTCCATCTAATATTGCAATAACTCAAGACTATGCTGTTGAGGCTTTGCCCTATGGACTAACGGGAGTTAATGGATACTACCTTGCATCTGAAACATCATTGTTTGCAAAAAACACAAGTATTCCGATTGTATATGGTGCATATGGAGTTACTAAAATAATTCCTAATACCGACAATCCATCTTTAATTGTTCCAGGTCAAGGATTTTTAAATGAACTCGGAAGATACAATGAATATACTGCTGAGTTTTGGATAAGAGTTAATTCAGATACGCCACATCCAAGAAGAATTTTTGGCCCAATTGCATCTTCTGATGGAATATATGTTGAATCTGGTTTTATAACATTAAAAATTGGAGAATCTTTTAGGTCTCACTTTATTGGCGAATGGTATAGACCCATGCTATTGGATATTAGAGTTATTAAAGATTCTGCAAGTTTGCTTATTAATGGAGAAGAGGTTATCTCTTTATCTTTTGACACAAAATCAATCTCTTTACCATCAATTATAGAAGATGTATCAGAAGCATCGCAAGATTGGCTAGGGTTTTATGCCTATGAAGATGTTCCAGAGATAGAGATTGATTGTGTAGCAATTTACCCCTATCAGGTACCAACCATAGTTGCTAAACGTAGGTGGGTTTATGGCCAAGGAGTTGAGTCACCAGAAGGAATAAATTCCGCATATGCAGGAGTTTCTGCTTTTATTGATTACTCGTTTGCTGACTATACTGCTAACTATTCCTACCCTGGATTTGCTAAATGGCAACAGGGAACATTTGATAATTTAGTAACAACATCAACATCTTTACAAACACCATCTTACGATTTGCCAGACATTATTCTTGGAACTAAAACTGTTTCAGAACTTTATAATGATAATAAAGCAATTCAATCTGAAGATAATGATTTTATATGTTTAAAACCAAACCTTACCTGGCAAGATGTTAACGGATACTTTAACTTTCCTAGTCTTGACATATTAAACCATGAGGTCTATTCCATATATATGGTAATTGAAGTATTAGACAATGTTGCACAAGAGCAAACACTTTTTTACATTAATGATATTTCAACAGGAAATAAATTTAGTGTTATTAAAGAGGGATTATTGGTCAAATATTATTTAACATATAATAATGAAGAGGAACTAGTTTTTACAACAGATGAACTTGCTTTAAACACAAAAAGAGCAGTAGGAATAAACATAGACAAACTTGTTGAAACTTTTGGTGGCAATGTAGCAGCATTTTTTGGTAAACGTCAAGGGCTTAATTTATATATTGGTGGAGGCGAGCCTGGAATTGATACCTTTAATGGCTATATTTATTCAGTCGGAATATCTACACAATCTAACAGCAATCAAATACTAGATCATTTTCTAGATAATGGAATCACTATAATTACTTCTGCAGAGGAGTTGTTTGTTCATACAGCAAGTTACAATCTTCTTGCTAATGAAAGATACGGAATGTTCTTCTTAGATGTTGGAGTTTCTGGATATTGGGAAGACTACCTACCACTTTCTTATTTTGCACAATACGTAAAAAATGACGTTGGGAATGAATATTATGATCTAGATTTTATTCAGTTTAATTATGACTACCCAGAACCATCTACTACAATACAGGAAAATGTTGGTGTTGAGGGATTTTCTTATATTGACCTATACAACCAATATTCTTCTCCACTTCAACAGACCTATGAAGATTTAGCAGATGCGGCTGAGAGTGGGTGGCAAGATTATTCAGAAATGTCTGAGCAATTTGTAAGTACAGACATTTATGATACCGATAATTCTGAAGTTAGAAGTTATATAACATTTCAGTATATATCTGATGGAGCGAACTCTCCAGTATCAAACTTTTTGACAGTTGATAGACCAATAAAAACAAAAATTTTAGATATGGATAATCATCCAGAATGGTTAACCACAAGGTTTGAAGTTGTGAACAATACCCTTATCTATCCAAGTAAAACCATAGATTTTAATGAACTTGCAATTGTGTATCGACTTGAGTTTAATGTTCGTGGAACCCTCACTAAATCATTAAACCTAAGAAACCTTTCTTTTAGTTCTCAAGTGTTAAACAATAACTCGTTTAATCCAATTGGAACTAAGTTTGGAAATAGTTTGTTCCCATACAAGAAGGCTGGAATTTACTATGACTATAAGTCAAAAAATCCTTTTAGTATTTATAAAGGCAGCACTCCTTATCTATATATGACTAAAAATTCAGGCATTGAGGTTCGTGGAGACTTTTTACCTTCTATAGATCGTGGAATATCTTTACCAGTTAATGCGACACTTGCAAGTAATTATCGTATTAGCGCATTTCAAACTTGGTATAGAAATAATAGCCAAAACTTTGAAATCTTGCCAGTTCAACTTTTTGAAATAAATCATAAAAATGAAAAAATTAAATTTTATATTAAATCAGTAAACCCCTCTGGAAGTAGGGGTAAAATATATGGAATAAATGATTCAACTGGTGAAGAGGTAAGTGGAATATCTTACTATATTAATGGTTTTATTGTTAGAGAGCCAGTTATAAATATCAGGGAGTGGTCAGTAATAGGAATATCCTTTGGCTCTTCACTAATATTTGACTCATTCTTAGGATCAATAAATATTAATGGCCCAGGAGTATTTAATAATTTATCTTATTATCAAGCAACAAATTTACAACAGATTCAGAGTATAGTCGCAAGACTTTGGACAGATGTTGATTCAGAAGATGGGACCATCCTTGATTGGCAATACTGGAAAGATAACTATTCTTGGAATGGCATGCTAGTTATATCAACCTCTTCAACATACGGGGTAAATCCATCAGAAATATACAAAACCTATATTGGAACAAATAAGATTATTGTAGATGATGAGCAGGGGATGACTCTTGACTCAGATAAACTAAAGATTTATGATGCTATGGAGTGGTCAAGTTCTGTAATCAGTCCAGTCTAATATGGTATACTAATGGTTATGAATCCATTAATTAGTCAAAAAACTGGCAAGCCTCTTGTAAGCAATGTACGCAAAAAGGTCATAGATAAGCAATATAACTGGGGACTGTACGTATACAAGAAGTCAACAGGCAAGTGGTTTACTGATGGAGATGGAAATGTCCTTAATATTGAGTCAATGCGTGGAGATATTTCTAAGATAGCAGAACTTAAGAATGCCGCAAAACACTTTGGAGATCCTGGAGATGGCGAAGCAGTTTTTGTTGCGGGACTTACAAGAATTAGCGATGAAGAGCATTCAGAACAAATGGATAGACTTAAGCAGGGACTAATTCCTTCAATGAACGACCTTGGTGCTTGGAAGGCTGCACAGGATACAGTTGATAAGTATGGCAGAGGTGCATTAGATGAATAACGAATACCCCGTAATTAAAGCAAGTTTAAACACACAAGAAGAAGCAGAAAATCTTTTTAAAGACCAAGACCCTTTCATTAAGTCATGGGAAAGTCTTAAGGACTACTCTGGACTTGATCAAAACTTTAAAAGAAGAGTTTCTAGAGTTGTCAATAAGGCAATTGGAGATGAAGCATATCTAGATTCTGCCAATGCTATGCCATCTGGACAAGACTCTGGTTCTAAGCAGATAAACCCAGGAACTGTCTATCGTAATGGTTACGGTTTGTTTGACGTTATTACTCCACCATACAATATGTATGAGTTGGCAAACTTTTACGATACCTCATTTGCTAACCATGCCGCTATTGATGCTAAGGTAGAAAACATTGTTGGACTTGGATATCATTTCGCTATGACAGATAGCACATCCCTTCGTTTTGAAATGAGCGAAGATGAAGATAAAGTAAAGCGTGCACGCAAGCGTGTTGAAAGAATGAAAATTGAAATACGTGATTGGCTAGAAAACCTTAATGATGATGATTCTTTTACAAAGATTATGGAAAAGGTTTTTACAGATGTTCAGGCAACTGGAAATGGGTTTATTGAAGTAGGAAGAAACGTAGAAGGTGAAATTGGATATATCGGACACATACCTGCAACTACGGTTAGAGTTCGTAGACTTCACGATGGCTTCTTGCAAATCATTGGTCAGAAGGTTGTTTATTTCCGTAACTTTGGAGCAACTAATCAAAACCCAGTAACCACAGATGCTCGCCCAAATGAAATTATTCATATCAAAGAGTATTCACCGCTAAATACTTTTTACGGGGTTCCAGACATTGTGTCTGCTCTGCCTTCTCTTATTGGTGACAAGTTAGCATCACAATACAATATTGACTATTTTGAAAATAAGGCTGTACCAAGATATGTTATTACTCTAAAGGGTGCACAACTTTCTGGGGATGCAGAAGACAAGATGTTTAGATTCTTGCAGACTGGACTTAAGTCTCAGTCACATAGAACTCTATATATTCCTCTTCCTGGAGATACAGATCAAAACAAGGTTGAGTTCAAGATGGAGCCAATTGAAAATGGAATTCAGGATGGATCATTTAAAGAATACCGCAAGCAAAATCGTGATGATATTTTAATTGCTCATCAGGTTCCAATTTCAAAACTTGGTGGAGCAGATTCTGGTGCGATTGCAGCAGCGCTAGCGCAAGACCGAACATTTAAGGAACAGGTTGCAAGACCAGCCCAGCATCACTTGGAAAAGGTTATCAATAAGATTATTCGTGAGAAGACAGATATCCTTGAACTAAAGTTCAATGAATTGACACTTACAGACGAAATAGCGCAATCCCAAATTCTTGAAAGATATGTTAAGACTCAAATTATGCTACCAAATGAGGCTCGTGAAATTCTTGACTTGCCACAGGTTAGCCACGGAGATGAGCCACTTCAACTATCTGCAAGACAGGCTACAGACGCAAGAGCAAATATGGCAGGGAATCGCCAAAGGGACACAGACAGAACAAATAGCCAATCCGATGGCACAGCAACCATCTCTGGGAGAAATCCACAGGGAGAGGGTAGAGCATCTCAATAGTTGAGAAACTTTATAAACATTTGATATAATAGGAAATGATATGAAAATAAATAAGGCTTCTTGGGTTACTGAAGGCGACAACGTTCGCTTATCAATGCCACTCACAAAAGTGGACGAAGGACGCAGAATTGTTTCTGGTTTTGCTTCACTTGATAACCTAGACAAACAGATGGATATTGTAACTACAGAAGCATCAATGAATGCTTTTGCTAAATTTCGTGGGAACATTAGAGAAATGCATCAGCCATCAGCAATAGGCAAGATGGTCTCATTTAAAGAAGAAAAATATTTTGATCCAGAATCTAAGAAGTTCTATAAGGGTGTTTATGTTTCTGCATACATCTCAAAGGGCGCACAAGATGCTTGGGAAAAAGTCCTAGATGGAACATACACTGGTTTTTCTATTGGTGGAAGAATGAATGAGTGGGACGATGCATATGATGAAAAAGCAGATGCACAAATTAGAATTATTAAAGAATATGACCTGATTGAATTATCATTGGTCGATAGTCCAGCAAACCAGTTTGCTAGCATTATGTCAGTTCAAAAAGTTGACGGTGTTGATGTAATTAAGGGTGATGAAACAGTTCTAGAAAACGTATTCTACGATAAAGAATCTGGTATAGTAGTTACCTCAGAACAAGAAACACAGATAAGTCCTGTATCTGGAGAAGAGATGCAGAACATTGGCTTTGTTGAAAAATATGATTCTGATAAAGCGGACATGATTAAGTTCTTAGTTGATAGTGCTAAAGGCATTAGGACAATTAAGATTACAAAGGAGGTAAACCCTATGACAGAAACAACAGCAGTATTAGATACTCCAGTTGAAAATGCAGAGGTCACTCCAGAGGCACAGCCAGCAGAAGTTGTTGAAACTCCTGCAGTCGCTGAAGAAGCAGTAGTTGCTGAAGAAGCACCTGCTGTAGAAGCAGTCGATGGTAGTGCAGAATCTACTGATGCAGAGGAAGCACCAGTAGAAGAAGAGAAGACAGAAGAGGCAGTTGCAGATGCAGTTGCTGATGTTAAAGAAGAAGTTGCTAAAGCACTTGCTGAAATTAACGCTTCTCTTACTAATGCCTTTGGCGATCTCGCTGCAACCGTTAAGTCTCTTCACGAGCAGGTAGCAGCAGTAACAAAGTCCCTTGATAATGTAACTGGTGAAGTTAACAGTATCAAAGGTAACTTTAATGAGTTTGGCAAGCGAGTTGATGCCGTAGTTGCAGACACCGCTTTCCGCAAGTCTGGCGATCTAGGCGAGATCGTGCAGTTTGAGCCTGTAAAGGTTCAGAAATCCCTATGGGGCGGTCGTTTCCTCAAATCAACCGACCTATTAAACTAAAGATATAAAATCACTAGGAGGTGAACAATATGTCGGAACAAAATACAGATATCGTAAAGAATTATCCTGGATCACCAACCGAAAGCCATGCCCATAACGGAGATGGTTCTTTCGCATCTGGTGCCATCGGTGGTGCAACAACCACAGATGCCAACGGTAATCTTTCACCCGCTGCTTCGCTTGGTAACATTGCTACAGCGAACTTCGGATCAACATCTGGCGCAAATGCTGTAAACCCAACTGGAACACCAGGTGGTATTCTAGCACCAGAGCAGGCTCGTCGCTTCATCGACTACGTGTGGGATGCAACAGTTCTCGCCAAGGATGGTCGTAAAGTTACAATGCGTGCAAACACCATGGAACTTGAAAAGGTCAACGTTGGTGAGCGTGTAATCCGTGCTGCTGCTCAGGCACAGCCAGATTTCACAAATGCTGGTGCAACTTTCACAAAGGTCGAACTTACTACAAAGAAGATTCGTCTTGACTGGGAAGTTTCAGCAGAAGCGCTTGAAGATAATATTGAAGGTGCAGCACTTGAAGATCATCTAGTTCGCTTGATGACCAATGCTTTCGCTAACGATATTGAAGACCTCGCAATTAACGGCGACGGTTCAACAGGCAACTTCCTTTCAATTATGGAAGGTTTCGTCCACTTAGCAGGAGATGGATCTGATGCTCATGAATCAGCAGTAACAGTTACTAACGATGAGTGGACAACTGCAGTAATGCAGGATATCATTCTTGCAATGCCACGTAAGTACCGTGCACTTAAGAACAATCTTAAGTTCTACGCAGGTACAGATGCATTCCAGGGAATCGTTAAGAATAACGGTACACTTGCAGATGCAATCGCTGAAGCCTTTGTTAACAAGGGTCCAGGCACAGAGGCAAACCGTCAGTCATACCTTGATGGCGCAGCACAGACATTCGGTGGAGCACGTACAACTCGTGTTCTCGGAGTGGAAGTTATGGAAGTTCCTTACTACCCTGCAGGATATGTCGACTTGACATTCCCACAGAACCGTGTATGGGGATTCCAGCGTGATATCACAGTAAATCGTGAATACATCAACAAGAAGGACACAATCGAATACACAGTATTCATCCGCTTTGGTATCCAATGGGAAGAACTTGATGCAGTTGCTTACGCAGATGCAGCAGCAAACTCCTAATTAATACTTAGCAATAGATTAAGGGGGGCAGAGTAAAATCTGTCCCTCTTAGTCATATAAAGGAGAAAAATGTCTTACCCAGGAAATCCAACAGAAGAGCATACTCATCTTGGTAGTGGCTGCATAGCAGCAGGTGGAACAACAAATACTGTTATAACTAATCCAAACGGAACCATTACAGAAATCAATGCTTTGGGCTGTATACCTACTGCAAACTTTGGTGAAAATGTAATTGTTTCTGGAACTCCTTCTGGAATAAGAAGAGCGCAAGGCTTAAGAGGATCTTTAAGAAGATAACTCTGGTATAATTACAATTGAGCATAGGGAGATAATATGAGTCTTACAGTTGAAGAACTATCTAAAAAAACCGTAATGGAATTAAAGGCCTATGCAAAAAAGAACAATATTGAACTATTTGACTCTAAGACAAAACTAGAGATCCTTGAGATTTTTGCTAGTTGGGCACCAAATGAAAATGTCAAAAAAGAATCAAACAAGAAAGAAAAAGACTCAGCCGTTTACTCAACAAGAAACATATTTTGGAATGGCGTAGGAACCCTTAAAATAGGATACAACATTGTCACTAGCAACGATGCAGAAAAGTGGCTAACTCACAAGGCTGTTAGAACGGCTTCTCCTGAAGAAGTAGCAAGGCACTACGGTAAATAATTATGCAAATCCTTAGACTTCCCCCATACCCAATTTCTATAACTTATGACGTTCCACTTGCGTCAACTCAATATGCTTTTGTAATTGATGACGTTGAAAATCAGTCTATAACACAACAAACCGTAACATCTACTGTAGGTAAAAAGGTAACTTTAGAACTTCCTGTAGAATTTTCTAAATATGACAAGTCATACTCTCTTGCAATATATAGACAAATTTCTCAAGGGGTATTAGATGATGAAGCAGTTGTAGAAGATAACCTTGACATTACAAGACCATACGTGGATCCTGCATCACTAGGGGTAACAGCAACAGAGATTGCCCAATACACAGAACAAGAAAATATTGCTAGAACTATTATTGATAACATAACTGGTGGGTTTTATAACAAAAAGACATATCTTGAAACTGTTGGTCAAGGAACTGACTACATACCACTTTGGGATAGAACTAATAAGATATTAAAGGTTTATGAAAATGCAGAACTGGTTTACGATGTTGATAGTGAGGATGGGCCAGCGCTAGGGGATTACAACTTCTTAATCACAAAAGATAAGACTGCAATTACAAAAGATCCTGTTGTCTCTACTGATGCAATAAATCGTGCAGAGCGCAAAAATTCAAATATGTTCGTTGCCCCATCAGACTCATTTGCACTGTTTGATACAGAAGACAGTGGAAACATTTATACGATACACGGTGGCGTTGGCTTTAATGAAGGATATGATTATATCTTTTTGTTAGAAACAGGGTACAGGGTAGTTCCATATGATATTCAAGATGCTACAAAAATGCTGATTGAAGACATTCGCTGTGGTAAGTTAGATTATTATAAGAGATACGTAACATCATATAACACTGACCAATTTAAGATTCAGTTTGATAAAAAGATTTTAGATGGAACAGGAAATATACTGGTAGATAAGATACTTTCAAAGTATACAAAATCTATTGTTAAACTTGGAGTCTTGTAATGCAGTGTGAAACAACTGACTTTATGTATCCCCTGCTTGCAGATATTTATTATCCAATTGTAGAGCAGGGTGCTTATGGCAATGTTATTAAAACTTGGGTTTTAAATAAAACAGTTGCATGTAATTTTTCAAGTGGCGGAGCAGCCTTTAGAGAAGAAGTAAGACCTAATATAAATATTACGCAAGACTCAATTTTGCTTGGTAGAGTAAAAACAGATGTTAGACTCTCAGAGTCTGAAGACAAGAATGCAATAACCAACGTACTAGTTACCAATATTCGTGATAGGTGGGAAACCCCAATATACCTTGAGACCTCTGGAACTCGTGCAGGAAAGTCTACTCTATATGAGATAGCAACTAATGAGCCAACGCTTGGACCCTTTGGTAGCGTAGAATATTACAAGTTAACAGTACGCAGATCTGAGAATCAGGCTAGTGACATATAATGAAATTAAAAATTAACAGTCTTCAGTTTCAAAAAGACATGAAAAATATTATAGGATATTCTGAAGGATTTTTAGATGGGACAAAGGCTGGAAAGATTTTATTTTTTAGAAATTTGAGTGTAGAAGTTAAAAATATCTTAGAAGAGTTTATAGATGCAAACGCCTCAGTAAGCCCACAAACACTTCAGCACATGTATGAGTGGAATCAAGTAGGACAGGCTTCTGGTAGACTATTTAATATTACTGCAATTGCAAATGGATATGGAGTTAACTTTTCATCATCTTTTAATCAATCACAAACAATTAAAGATGGATCAAGAGTTCCGTTTTATGATAAAGCAAGAATTATGGAGTTTGGCATACCAGTTGTAATTAAAACAAGGCAATCAAATGTTCTTGTTTTTGAAGATAGTGGAGATACGGTTTTTACAGCAGGTCCAATAAATGTACAAAACCCTGGAGGAACTGCAGCCCAAGGTGGCTTTGAAAAAACCTTTAACATGTTTTTTGCTAGATACCTAAGTCAAGCATTTTTAAGAAGCACAGGTATAGCCGCATATCTTGAAAGACCAATGGTTTATAAGTCAAACCTTCCTCAAGGAAAAAGATCTGGAAGATCTGCAGGGTATAAAACAGGATACAGATGGATTGCTAGTGCAGGAATTACGGGGAGATAATGGCTAACGATATACTACTAAATACACCAGTTCTTTGGATCAACAAATACCTTCAGGCTAAGATACCAAGTATGGCTAATTCTAATCTTAATGAGATACCGTTTTTCCCATCAACCCCATCAACCATAGACAACCTTACAGAAATGTTTCCAGAAGGTGGAGTAATGGCCACATGGGATAGACTTATTAAGATGAACCGTAGAGGGTTCCCACATATTAAATGTGAACAACTATTGTATTATTTTTATGCTACAGCAGAAAATACAGTAGAAAATATGATCCAGGTACAAGAGGCAGTTTTCCGCCTAATGGATAGATATGATGAAACAGCAGAAGAACTAAATAACTGGTGTTCAAACAGGCAGGTAAGGCTAGACGATGGCACACTCATAGACAACACCTTTTATTTCCATAATTTTAAGGTATATCAACTAGAAGAAACCAGAGATATTATTGATTTTGGCACAGCCCGTACCTATGGTGGTAATAAGATTATTATTG